GGAACGCATCGACATTCTGAACCAATCGCACTTCGCAAAGTGGGAAGGCACGTTCTGCCGAGGAGTTTACCACGTTATTACCGGGTTGATCTACGAATCGGATGATCCGTAGCATACGACTTACAGACGTTGCAGAGTTAGACGCCAAAGCAAATCCTGACATACCTGTTGCAGTATTACCTGCTCCAAAAGTAACGTCAAAATTAAAGCTGTTTAGACTTCCTGCAGAAAGCGAAGCATCTGCTTGGACAATAAACGTGGCATCAGGGTTGTCAACAACCATTGCCTGTGCATCACTGGCTACCTGTCCAGCAGGCCAGAATGCAGACCAAGTTGGCGTTCCGTTTACAGCGGTATAGCGACAACCCATGAACACACCAATGGCACGATCAATAGATAGACACATCCGTTTAATAACACCACCCTGATTTTTTACAATATCACCTGTAAAGATGTTAGTATTGTAACCTGTAGATACAGGATAATCATTCATACCAGTGCTATTAGAACCGGAACCACGCATACGGGAAGGACGCAAACCAAAAGGACTATCAGTTGTAGTCATAATTTTTTCCTTTCCTATTAAAATACATTGACAACGAAAGACTAATCTTGAAAAGAAGGTCGTCTACCCGTTGTAACTTGACTTCGACTTGTATTAGAGATAGGCATCCGTGAATCTGAATTACGCATTAGTTGCATATTAACAGCATCCACAACTTCCTTACTCTTGTTTTCATAAAACTCTCGACGCGATGCAGCTAGGCGTACTGGCATTTTTGCCAAGGCCAAGTCTCCACGACAGACTGCTCCTGTATAGCGTCCCTCTTCTCTCACGATTGAAGAATGCATCATCTCTGGTACTTCTTCTGCTTGAACAATATTCCAACCTTCTTGCATCTTCTTTCCCATATTTTTGTAATCTTCTTTATCTCGTAAAGAAATACGTATCCAACGAAGAGTCATATCTTCATTCATAAAACGATTAGTTACACTGTCTGGAATTTCCAACCAATTAGGTTCTTTAAAAGTGTAGTCCTCAGAATTTTCGCGTTGTGCGGCATTACGTGAGTCATTTTCTCGTGTCATTGTATTTTGTCCCTCCACGTTATATTATTAAATACTAGTATAGTCGCCATCAGCTTGTTCCACTTTAAGCTTCTCGACGGCATACTGTTCAATTGATATTCCCCACTTATCAGCTAGTCGTAAGTCTTCTTGAGTAAGTTTAACTTTATTCTTAGCTTTAGAGGTTTTAGGTGTACGTGACGCACCTGCTACCACTTGAGCAGAATTTGACGATGTATCCTGCAAACGAGGTGTTTCGGTTTCAGCAGTACTATCAGTAAACTTTTGTGGATATCGTTGCCGTAGTACTTCGTCTACCTTAATATAAAAATCTTGATCAGAAGGATCATAACCTTCTTCTTTTAATTCATTATCAATCATCAAAGCAGCAGAAGTCATGATATTATCAGTACCAAACCAACTGTTTCTACTTGCCCATTCAACTGCTTTAGGATCATACTGTTGTGCTACTTCAGGATTATGATGTACTTCTTGTACAGCAGCCTGTACCTTATTATTATACTCTTCCCATGCTCGTTTCTGATTATCTATTTGAGACATATCAGCATAGGTTTTACTAATTGTTTCTTGTGCAGCTAACATACGATCTGTGTCACCAGATTCTGCTGCTTGCTTATAAACGTCTTTAGCTATTTCTAAAGTACTTTCAAGTTTAGACTCGTTAGTATCAATAGAAGTTTTAAAGCTAGAAGATAATTGTGTGTCCTTTTCTTTAACTGTAGTTTTAAGAGTAGACAATTCATTACGTAAAGAAATTAGTTCTTCATCTTTTTCTTTACGTTGCTTGATCAGCTGTCGGATACGTTTTTGTGCACCCTGTGTTTCAATCCCTTCTAACTCTTTTGGTTCTTCTTGATAACTGTCATCTGATGGTTGTTCAGTTACAATCACTGGAACAGTTGGCTGTTCTTCCTGTTCTTCTATTTCTATTTCTACTTGTGGTGTTTCATCAGAAGTTTTTGCTTGTATTGTTGACCATTCTTCACTCATTAGTGTCTCCTTGTTTTACGTTAGTAGCGAAGTCTAACGAATTGCGCTGTATTATTTATAATATACTATAAGTATATAATTATACAAATATTAATTTGATAAGTTATATGTAGTATCTAAATAAGCTGGGTCTTCTACTTTCATAATTACTTGGTCATCAAATAATAGAAGTAGCTTTGCTCCCTTGTAAACAAACTTTTGTCCATTAAACTTACCAAAACAAATGTAATCATCTTCCTCACACCATGGTCCTAGTGGAAACTTTGCTTCATCTTTATAAGCCAAGTCGCCTAACTTTAAAACTTTAGCTACTGTAGTGAGATAGGCTACATCATCTTTCACACTATCAGGAAGAAGAATACCTCCTTTAGTTTTTTGCTTTACTGTTACTGGTTGTACCAGAATATGATACCCAGGCAGAATTGGTAAGGTTTTTTTATCAATCGTTTCATCTTTATCTGTCACCCAATCAGATGCCTTGACTGATTTATCCATTCGTACTGCTTGCATTATTAATCCTCTTCTAGTTTAAATCTGTTGTTAATGATTTCCTTCAAGCATTCTCTACTCCACTCTAGTCCTTCAACTGTACCTACTGCTTGACGATATTCATCATAACTAGAAACATTTCCATATGCAAGAGAATTTTTTATATCTTCAATTTTATCTGTTATTTGTGTACCCATCTGTTCCCAAAATTCCATACTATTCCTTATTCATCATTTGTGTATCTACAAACTTACTCAAGACATCAGCAGCTTTAAGTGCTTTATCCCTATTAATATTTTCTGAAGTTTTAGCTAAATCAAGAAGACCTTCAAGAGCAGCAAGTGCCATCTTAGTATCTCTATCTTTTTGTTTCTCAACTTTCTTACTGGACATATCTGCGCCAGCTTTGAACATATCTAATTGTAGTTCTGCTTCATCTAAAGTTAACTCACGATTTTTTAAACTCGCTGATGTAAGTTCTTTAGCTGCAGATATCTCAAGTTTTTGTTTTTCAATTTCAATACGCTGTTGCTCTAATCCTAACATCTGTGCTTCTGGTGTTTGTGCTATCTGTCCTGATGCCATAGCTGCATTAGCTTGTTGTATCTGTTGTGCAGCCATCATTTGAACTTGATCAAGAATACGAGGATCATTTGGATCAACCATTCCACTAGCTATTGCCTGTGGTCCTTGCTGTTCAATAATTTGTTCTGATACTCCTAGCATCTGTTCTTTATATTTCATCATAATATGTTCTTGAATATTAGCCTGGAGAATAGGAACAATCCTTTGCATTAAAGGATTACCACCATTCATTGGGTCTTGGATGAAAGATGTTTTAATTTGAATGTGTGCTTGATGATCTTGGCCAGGGAAAGCTTGAATGGGCATTCCTTTGACTGAAGCTTGGATATCGCTTACAGGATCAAGAGGTTCAGGATCAGGCTTACGTGGCATAATCTTATCTAAGTTAGGTAGGTTAGCTGCAGTAAGAATAGTCCTGTTCAGTTCTTCTACATTGAACATACCAGGAGGTGCAGACTGAGATAACTGTAATGCCAGCTGTGCCATCATCATGCGATGAGCAGAGGAAGGAATATTTGGATCAGATACAGGAATAATATCAATCCTGCCATCAAAGTCATTCTTATAAATAGTTAAAGCATTAGATGGAATTTCTACCATTGATTCATCTGGTAGATACTCATTATTAATTCTACCTAGTAAAGTAAATTCTTTATGCTGAGACTTATGCAATCGTTTATGAATTGCACTAAAGAACTTACTACTAGCTTCTAACAGTGCCATAGTAGTTCCTACTGGTCCGTAGTTAGCACCTTCAGAAATAACTTGCTCTGTAGTATCTGCAAACTTTTGAGCAGTAGCACTTACAAAGTTTAACATTTGAAATAGTGTCTGTGAAGGTTCTTTGTAAGGTAGGTTAATGATCATCTTACTAATATCATTACCTGTAGCCTCTACCTCCCTAAACTCACCAGGACTAATAGGATCATTGTCTCCTACAATTCGTAAACCTTTAGCCTTAAAGCCTCCCGGTAAATTAGCAAACTGACCTGCATCTACCAAGCTACGCATAGCTGCTGTTGCAGTCATGGTTAAGTTACCAAGAAAGTGAATCAGACCTAGACCATAGAAACCAAATCCAGGTACAAACTTATAATGTGTGAAGAAGGTTTTCTTTACTTTGCGAGGATCGTCTTGATTGTAGTTCCTACGGATAGACAATACTTTCCTACTTTGTTCTTCTATAGTTACAATGTAGGGTAATGGAACATTATCTTCATCTCCAAACTTTCCAGGAAGATCAAGATAACAGTGTTGTTCAAGAAGAACATACTGAGGATCATTGTCTCCTGATGGAGACATTCCCATAATAGTATCCATCTTTTGAGCAATGGGGGTAAGATTAGGCATTCCTGCATCAGGTAGTTCTTCATCATGGTACATTCCTGATGCCATGTCTCGTCGCATCTCAACGGGGCTACGGAAGATTACATGGGTATACCTATCTGCATTCTGTAAGTCAGTAGCATAGTAAGACACATAGAATTGATCAATAGGAATAAATTCTGATACTGGACGATTAAGATTACTATCAAAGTAAATCTTCTTAAAGGCAGAACCGATAAGAGGAAGATGGAACAACATCCGTTCAAACTCATCAAAGTATTCTGTCATTTGTTCTTGAACCTGATAGTTCATAAACTCTTTGACTCGTTGTGCCTGTTCTTCTCGTTCCTCTGAAACATTACCAATGATACGAGTCTTGACTGGTCCTGCGGCAGGGAATAGTTCTTGTGTAGCTTTAGACTGAAACTTAACTGCTGACTCAATAAGGATAGGATGTACTGCTGTACATGCTCCTTCAAATGGTTCTGAACCTTCTTGAAGCTTTAGACCTAGAAGATCAAAGCCTCGTTCAAACATACTTTCCCAATCAGCACGTGAGTCTTTATCTGCTTCGTAGTTATCACATACTTGAGTTGAAATTTCTAATAGCTCATCTTCATCTAACTCTACAACCAAGTTACGAAAGAAATCTTTATTTTCTTCTTTTAACTGCTGCTTAGATAAATCTTCTCCTACATTACTATCAAACATAACGACAACACTGCCATCAGTTTCATCAAATTCCATTGTAGGCGCATCACCTTCCACCTCTTCTGAAACCTGCGTTTCCATAATAGAAATTTCTACTTTAGGAATCGGATCGAATGGATTGCGTTCAGTCGCCATTGTTATATGTATCCTTAAATTTTAAGTGTATGTATTCCATTATATCTCTTTGATATCTACGCCACTTGCCTCTACACATTTCTGGTATAGTACAAGTACAGGATGTCTTCGTACATCTATAATCTTTGTAGTCAGGTCGTACTAAGTTATGGTTTATACCATGTTCAAAACTAAATGTCAACTAACATTTCCATCTTTTACGTGCTTGACGTAAGCGTGAGTTAGGATTCTTAGC